AGATGATGCGGTCAATGAAGGGCTAGGTTGAATTAATTGACCTGTTGTAAAGCTTTGCCCAGCTAAAGCACCTGTAGTTGTTAATGTTTCTAATTCAACAATATTTTCATTTAGGTAAATTGCCTGTTGCTTCCCCTTTGCCTGATCAGACTGTAATGGAATAAATTTTGAATGTCTAAATAAAACATTAGCAGTACCATTACCGTTAGAAGTACAATCTAAAGCACCTGGTATAGGGTCTCCTACATTTCCTAATGTTGTAGTATCTCCTGTAAATTGGATATATGCAGCTCTAAATGCATCCAAATTTTGTATATATGGGTGAGTAATATGAATCTCTAGTGTTTCGTCACCAGTAGCAATTGGGTAAGTCCCTGCGGTTGTTGGTGCACCAGTAGCATCAAACCCACCACCCCAAATAAATTCAGCCGGATCAATTGAAACTGTCCCTGTATCTCTACCGTAGAAATTTTCAGCAGAATCTAAATTAAATGTAAAGTCATTGTCTGGGTTGCGGTAATTGTAAAAGTTTTCCTCAGAAGAAACATCGCTATATCTACTATTAATAAATTGATTTTTATTCTGTGTTGATTGGAAAGGTGCTAAAGATGTGGTCTGACCGTAACTCCAGTTACCATCCACAGTAGGATTAGTCAAAAGAACCGGTGTTAGGTCATATTTTCTAACAGTATTATAATCAGCATCGTCTGAAGTAAACGTTGCAACACCACTACTTTGATTAACCGAACTGTTATCTAACCATGAATAAGTAGCAGGTAAAATAGTACTACCCCCAGTTACCTCACTTATTGTGTAATTAGGATTTTCTGATTGTTTAACCATGCGGCCTCTGTTACCGGCAATCCTAGAAATTAATCTTAGTCCAGTTTGTTCATTATTGGCTAAGTTAATAAAGAATGTTTTAGATATAATAGCCCCTCTAGGATCATCTAGGTTAGATACTTCTTGGGAATAAAAACCAGCAAAAACTTTAGTTAAAGAATTTCTCTTAAGGTTAGTTACATTACCTTGATCATCAATTAAAGTAACAACCAAATTACCTTGAGCATTTCTAAGTATTTCAGCAAACTCGTCTAAACGATTTTGCATTTCTTGTAGCTTAGTAAATAGATCAATTGGCGTTTGGTTCTCAGATAAGAAACCTGATGCAATAACCGGTGTTGAGTGAGCAAAATAAGTTTCGTTTGCAGTAAATGAACTACTTAAATGCTGGTCAATACCTTTTGCATTTAGATCTTCTTCAAGACTTACTTTAGCCAAATCTTGTTGGTTCTGATTTAGTATTGCCTCGGTTGCATTATCCGAACTTAAGTCAGCTGGGAATTGAATTATAACTGGATTAGACCAAGAACTCTCTAATGGGTTTGATGGCCATCCTGCTTCACTTATTGATTTAACCTGTACCTCTACCTGTTCACCCTTTCTAATTGGTATGTCTAACTGGTTAATATTTACTGAATCTGCATTATCTGCATCAATTGCAATCCATTCATATGTACCTGTGATTGGGTTTCTTTCTCTAGGCCTAAGGGTACTTTCAACTATATTATAATTAGAAAATGCACCTTGGCTTTTTCCAGACCCATCAGTAAAAGTAAACTGATCTACCGGGTTGGCTGCACCATCACTTGATAGGTATCGGTATCTTATCTTAAACTTAACGATTGACTGTGTACCGGTAGCTGGTGTAGATTTTTCCTGTGGCATTGGCCAAAAACCTCTAGCCCTATATTTAGGTGTTATGCTTGATACTGAATTATCTTTAGATTTAGCATCTATCTCCTTTACAACGGATGAATACAGTTGCGCCTGCGAAGATCTCTCTGTAATTAAACCTTGTAATGCATTCTTATCAGCATCTCTTTCAACCTCAGTAGAATAATTAGTTGTTTGTATCTTTGTTCTACTCTGTGCTATAGCACCATCTAATTCTTTAAGAGTAGCTTCAATGGTATTCTTTTGATTATTTAAATCTGTTAATTCTATAATTGCTGGAGAATCACTAACTTGCCCATTAATTAACTTAACATTAAAATCGTCAATCGTCAATTCAGGCGCATTTGGAATAATACCCTCCCTTGTTGTTGGAATCTTATCATCAGCAAAAGATAATAGCATCGAACCAAAATCAATTGCACTCTGTTGGTAATATTCAGCTAAAGTCTGTTCTACACCTGCGGCATTTATGGTAGTTAATGTATTTGTATAAAATGCACTACCCGGTGACCAATTAACAGATGGAATTTTTGAATCTGGATCTATAGGCTTAACGAAAGTAACACATCTTTCATTAAATCCTACCGTTACATCAACCTGTACATTATCTTCTAATGCAGAAGATATTTTTAAAATGTCAGCACCAATTCTAATAGGCTCGGATCCTTCAACCAATTCCAATATAACTGTATTTGTACTAGAATCAATTTTAGTAATTCTATATCTTGTATTAATAGGATCGGTAATAACCTCAAGACTATCTCCTACTGCAAGCTGTACCGTGTCGTCAAAATCGGCCTCTGCATCAGTATAAAAAAGTTTATTTAGTTTATATTGTTTCTTTTGAGAAGTGACCGTAACACCGTTAATTTCCTCTGTAACAGTGGCATCTGATATTCTAACGACGCTGAAGTTGCCAGTATATCTTTTAACTCTAGGTGGTAGATCAACAACAGCTTCATCCAATACATATGAAATATTTCTCTCTACAATTTGTTGTAAAAAGGTATCATAATTAATGTCTGCCCGACCTTCAAAATTATTAGTAAAGTAATTAACTTTAGCTTGTGTATTGGTATTAAGAATAAATCTTTGTATGATTGCTCTTTCAGTATCAATAGGTACCTGTCCAGTTAAATCAAATGAAATGTATAAGAGTGGGTTGATTAACTCTTCAAAAAACCAATTAGGTTTAATGTTAAAGTTTTCAATTGAATTAATAGATGTTAAGCTATTTGCTTCTGTTGGTAACTTTGCTAAAACTAATTTTCTAAATGTACCATCGGAAAGTCTAATTGAACTGTTCGAACCATTGACATTAGTAATTGTATTAATATTAGATTGAAGTCTATCTACAGAGTTCTTAAGAAAACCGAAACTAGGAATAGTAACCCTGGAATTTGTACCATCATTATTTTGAATATTGATAGTAACCGATTCATTACTAGAAGTAATGGCCTGATTAACCTTCTCAAAACTTTCTAAAGAATTATTGAATAACCTTAAAAGTTCAGGTAAGAGAGTTGATATAGAATTATTTTCAGCCATTATTATCTTTACGTTCTTTTATTATTTATTTAATGATATCATATACGAAATTCAGAGTACCTTGTTCTGTACATATAAATTCAATTATAGGTTTCTCTGTAATATCAGAGTTTGTAATGACTCCCATAGATACTCCAAATGAACCGTTATTTAGTCTACTTGGTGCATCAGTCCAAACACGAATATTCCTAGAACCTATATTAAGATTATTATTGAATGTTAATCTAAGAGTTTGACCAGTCTTCCATTGTATATCAGTATCATCAATGTAAATATTCAAATCACCGCCTGCTTGATTTACAGTATCTAATCTTAACATATTAGTATAAGTAACTAAATCAGCAAATACTTGTGGAATTGCTTGATTAAGATCAAGAGGGTTAGCAGTTGTTATAGTAACCTCATCTGCGTTGTAAGGTATCATAAAATTGTATTCCTGTGTTGCTAATGAAATAGTAACAAGATTAGGTGTGTTAGTATCAACCTTAATACCAGTACCTTGTCTAATTACATCAGTGTTATACTGTAAAGTAATTGGTACATTACCTGTAGCCAATGCCTGTATTTCATCTGAGTTTTTAGCAATAAGATCTAACAAAACAGTATCATTAGCAAAAGCAAGATTAGCTGCATCCAATTGATCCTGGACACTGTTAATCTGAGCCTGTAATGAAGTCACATCGGATACGTTGGCAATTTGATTTTCTAGAGATTGTACCTTTTGGTCAATCTTTGATATTTCTAATTGCTGCGTCTGGAATATTTTTGCAGATTCTTGTAATTGTGCAGTCGCTTCACTGAAGAGCTGCATTGAAAATGTATTATAGTCATTAACGATTGTGTCGATACCGGCCGTTCCTGGTGAAGCATCAAATCGTAAATTAATTTTAAATCCATAACTGTTTCCGTTTTGCCCGGTAACTTTATTTGGTTTAAACTTAGGATATCTCTGAATGTAACCACCATCAGTTGTTGGAGTAATGTTATCAACAAGAAGAATACCGTATAGGTTAGTAACCGTATTTGAAGTATTACTTGTATCAACTAAATCATAATAGACCAACACGGTATTAAATTCAAATGTACCTGCAAGATCAGTTCCATTAAATTGTGCAATAGTAGATATTGTAGGGTCCGATGCAATTTGCTCATAATCACCTGGTGTGAAGTCTACTGAGATACCATCAAGCTCAGATCTAACGTAAGCAGATCCACTATATCCAGCAGGACTTCCATAATCTGCCGGGTATTTTCTAATGTTAGCATTGTTAGCACTAATAAACGAACCAGGTTCAGTAAAATATGAATCTGTTGATGTTGGCGGATTAGGCTCATTCATCCAGTTTGCATTGGGATCGGTATACCCACCGTTAATACCTGGGCCTAAGAGAGGTTGATCATAATCATAGAATGCATTAATACTTAACCCTTGTGGATGTATTGTACTAGCATTTCTACCTAATATAAATTCATCCTTGCCTTGTATTCTTAAACTAGGCTGGTAATTTAAATCTGAAATTGAGTCAAACAAAACAGTTGGAGTTTTACCAACTTCAGTAGGAACATTAATATAAAGTTCAGTGTAAGCTTCTCCTGCTTTATCAACATTATTAACAATATCAATATCTCCTATGTATTGTACAACCTTTCTATATTGTCTAGGTCCTGTTAACTGTTGATCTTCTTCAACAAATAAAGGCCTTGTAATACTTGGTGTTTTTTCAAGATTAGTGGCTTCTCTAAATCGGATAGCACCAGTTTCTTTTAGCCACTTAAAGAAAACACGTTCGGCAACAGATCTTTGGATAGTATTATCATATCCTGCATCACTTATAATTAACTCTTCTAAATTTAGCGCATAATTTTGAAGGCTTTCTGTAAAGTTAACATTAGGATCTCCTTTTAACCCACCACTTGCAATCATACCGTCTATGGTATCAAATTGCATATAGTTTTCATAATTACTAAATGTATTAGGATCAAGTCTATCAAAGTCAGGCAAATTCAAAAGCACAAACTTAGAAAAGACTAACTTAAGGCTGTCATTATTAAGTGTCTTTGATAAATCTCGTGCAGAAGAAGAGAAGGTGTAAAAAGTACCTCCTTCAGCCTGCGGCGTTTTAATTAAAGGCGTGGTTGCCATGTATTACTTTCTTTTTATTAACTAATTGTATATCCTACTCCACCAACTAAGTACCAATCACCATTTCCTGTTCCATCATCAACACATACAAGGTGAACCGATTGACCTTGAGCATCTAATGTCAAGGTTGGTGTACCGCCTGCACCAGGAAGAATTAAAGGATTAACTGCACCTTTAATATCTACTGCTCCAGTTTGTGCTTCAGAATAGACAAAGAATATTTCTTGACCAATGACACCATCATTAAGTAAAACTGTAATAGCTGTACCTGTGGAATTACCTACTCTTTCAATAGTATACGGTGGAACTGCTGTGCTTGTTCCAACATTAATAGGTGATCCTCCAGCAAAAGTATCATTTAATGTTTGTGGATCCACATCGTTTCTAACCAAACCTCCACCGTTAAGGTTAAGATTTCCTGTCATATTAACATTGGTTAAAACATCAAAGGTGGATGCATTAATGTCTAAGTAGATTGTACTCAAACCAACTCTTAATGATTCTGTTTTAAGATCATTAAGATTAGTAATAGTACCAGCAGTTGGGTTAAAGTAAACCTCCATTGCATTAATCTCACTTGTCAAGATATTAAAGTTATCGTTTAATACCAGTCTAGATCCGGATAATGAATCTGTTCCAAGAATTTCTGTTACGCTAATTGCCATTTCTTTGTTATTTTATTACCAGGATATTCCTACCCTTTTTATATTTATTCCCGTTCGTGTCTGTAAGTTCAAGAGTGATCTCATATTTACCTGGATGCTTAAACAGATAAGTCAAGTATTTACTCTCAAAATATATATCGGCCACTCTAGAGTTAGTAGTATTCTTAATTATCCATCTAGGATTAGCCTTACCAGGTATCTTACATTTATCATAAACAAACATCAACCAAGTCATCTTAGGTAATGTCTTTCCGTTATTTATAAACTTAGCAGTATTCCATGTTGGGTTACTTGCTTTATGTAATCCTTTTCTATAAATTAAACTAGGACACCCAGTAGATCCAGTAGATCCAGTTGATCCAGTATTTCCTGTAGATGGGCATACTCTACTACCATCTGCATATACAATATCAATGTATGTCCAATCACCATGTACTCCAAAATATCTACATACAGCTTGTATAAATTTTTGATTATTGCTTGCATCATATACTACATTATAAACATACTTATTAATGATAGGATCTTTACTAACATTTAAACTTGATGCAGCTTGTGCCAATGTAGTAGTACTTAAATCAAAATAATGCTCGGCAGTATTACCTTTAGTGTCAGTGATCTTAAGATAAGTATCAGGTATTACTTCAGAAAATTGGAAAAACGCCGGTGTATCCCCGGTTGTACTAGTCATATCCCACCATAAGTGATAGGTATCATTCCAACCTCCTATATCTAAGTTATTCCAGAAATACGGTCCTGAAAAACTAGCCTTACCATCATCTTGGTAATTAAGTAATTGGAAGTCAGGAGATGACCCTAATCCAAAATTATTCAGTATAGCATTAACACGATCTAACGATTCATATAGGCTAGGAGTTTCTTCTTCCCAAGTAATTGCAGGCTCTATAGGCAAATTCCAGTATGAACCATAATCATTCCACTTAAATTTTCCTTCGCTTGACCATGTATAATTTTCTTTACGTGATTGATACCAACCTGAGTATTCAACCTCCCTGCTTTCAACACAAATAAAATCAGTCTTAACCTTAGAAGATATGTTATTATACAAATCATATAATTTCATTTCAACCGTATAGGTTCCTACATAAGGTAAGATTACAGGTAATTTGCTATAGTCTGCAATAGGTCCTCTTATGACTTCAAAATATGCAGGAGATATATCAGTCTCGTCTTTAAATATAGTCCATTCTATTTCATCAAAATTTCCACGCTCAATAGCATCCCAGGTAAATAAAGTCTCCCCTGGTAACTGCTTAAATAATAATTGTGATCCAACAACAGATTGACATGTTACTTTTAATCTATCTACGTTTTGGCCGAATACTCTAACCACATCACCAGTAACAGTATTCTCTTTACTTATATCCCAAAATACCCAAGGATCAACAAATGAAGTTTTAAGAGCAATCAATTGACTATATAAATTATTAACTACATCAGTATCAGTATCTCCACCAACAGCAGTATATGTTGCACCTGTATTAGTGTCAGGATCATTGATTGTAAATATGTCACCTGCTGCTATACCTTGTGGGTCTATATCAAATGAAAAGAATTTATTGGCATCATTTAATTGATTCCATGTTAAGTCAATATTGTTCCATGTTAATGTATTAAATGAAGTATTCTCTAATGTTGTTAATGCACCAACAGGAATTCCAGGTTTGTCAGGTAGATACCAAGAAGATTCGCCATCGGGCCATGCACCTATTTTATTTAACTTAGGGGCATACCTAGTAAAGTATCCAACGAAGGCATCAGCCAATGCTTGCACTGTTACATTGGCTCCATCAAACGGTGCTCCCATAGGATCATTAAAATCAGGTCCTATAGGCGGTGGTGGGTATATAGTTCCAGTGTTAACTGGGCCTGCTATAATATTTCTACCAACACCAGTTGTGAAAGGGGCTACATAAGCATTACAGAAATTAACAATGGCTTCATCTACTATTGCTTCACTTCCCAAACAAAAAGAAGAAAAACTTCTAAGATCTTCTATGTAAATACAATCATCAGTTGACAGTTTAAAATTTGCATCTATACCAGCAACTATTTCTCTCTTATCATTTCTACTTATTGTATTTACTACCTCCAATAAACCAAAGAAATCTGCCTCACCAGTAATATCCTTAATATGAGCATTAAGTGGTAAGAATTCTTTTTCTAATTTTTTCTTAAGACCGAATAGCTTAATTAAGATTTCTTCAATAGTAAAATCAAAGTTTTCTTCAGTTATTGGTAAATCTTCAATATCATATTTATCAGGTACAATATTATTGATTCTATAAACAAGACTAAATAGGCTAGTTTTTCTAAACCTCTTATTAGGTAAAGTTATACTCTTGTCATTATAATTAACAGTTGGATCAAATACACTAATGTTATTACCTTGAACATATTTTCCAAACTGTGGAGAATTTGCATCTACATTTTTCCAGAATTCTTTTACTTGTAATGTATCATAACCAAAAAACTTAATAGCATTTACCAAACCTTTATATGAACCTATGAAAGGGTATACATTAGAACCTTCTAACATTATCTCCTTTCTCTTTAGGTTAACCTCCATGTAATCAGGTAATAGTTCTTTAATGTTAGTATCTCTAAATACACTACTATCAGATTCCAATATATTATAACCCATATTCTGTGTCATAACCTTTAAGCGCTCATCTTCTCCAACAGTTTCACCCCATACTAAAATTTCTGCAATAACTGCATCAGTACACTTATCCTTAATTAAAAGAGTTCTTTTAAAAGTATTTTCAGTTTCAGATCTGATTGCAAAATTAATTTGTAATGCCTCTGATGTAATCTTATCTGTAATGGTTAATCCGCTTGGGTCTACTGTTTCTGTAGGATCATAATCTAATGGAATGTCTAATGCACTTATGATTTCTAGTGGTGGCCCATCCTGTTCCATCTCTAATGATGTCTGGGTTCCGGTATCAAAATCCATATCAAACTGGAATAAAAAGATTTCCGTTGGGTCTGATGTTTGCCATTCAGCTACCCATTCACAAACGCCATTAGTTGCACCTGTAGTTCCACTAGGTACTTCAATACCATGAGGGAATCCGAATTTCTTAGTGCTTGTATTTGAATCTATAAATTCTTCAAGTATAAATAATTGACCCACTTCAAATAACCCGATAGATACCTCAGGAAGGTAAACGGTACCAGTCCATTTATCTGAAGAAGCATCATAATCAAAATTATAATACTTCCCATTCTTATCAAAGAAATTTAAATATTGCCAATTATTAGCCATCTTAATTTATTTTTTGATAGTCTTTAGGTACACCAAAGTTATAATAGATTCTAAGGTACTTTACTTTGTTTATCCAAAACAGCATAATAGGTCCTAAGTAATCATTTAAGAAATCGGCTAATCTATGATTCCTAAACATGTAATTTGAAAAGGAATTTTTCATTAAGTTTTCGTTATAGTCATTACCTAAATTTTTTAGATCCCACCCTTCTTCATAAGTAGCTTTATAAACACTAGGCATTCCCTTTCTTCTTTCTGTAAATGTATTCATATTACTTTCCTCTTATAGCTTTCAATGTTGGGCTATCCTGTAGCCTTCCAGTATTTGTACTTCTTGCATTACGTGAAGTTGCAATTGTAGTTCCACGAGTTCGCTTAAGATCATTAAACTTGCTCTGTTGTGTTTTATTGTATAGGTTATTTGGAATAGCGCCTTTAAAGAATATGTTAAGCGAACTTATAGTATTCTTTTGTGGAATAGGTTCATAGTAAGTTCCATTACGATCTTCCCACCCACCTCTGATTATTGCTAAATCATCAGGGCCTATAACCACATCGCCAAATTCATCTAACCCTAATTGTGGATCTTCACCTTCTGCTAATGGTACCTTTTTATTTTCAATAAGTACCTTTTGGTCAGTTACAGGATCGGTACCATAAACTGGAACTACATAAAAGCCATCGGTAATTGCCTTTTCATTTTCTGCTGATATAAAGAATACATTAACAGAGTCAACACCATCCACATTTTCAATAATTGAAATTATATCAGATCTAGGAATACGATCCCTTCTATTGATTATCATAAAGTAAGTACTAAGATTTTCTCTAATCTCTGCATGAATCTCTTCTTTATCAAAACCGTCTACGTATCTTAATACAATATTAAGAGCATACTTTTTAATTATAGGATCATTTATTCTAACCTCAGCTGTAACAATCTGCCTGCCGCTTTGGTTAAGAATATCATATACCATTTCTTTTTCATCTGCTGTCATAACAAATTCATCCTCAGATACACTAAAGTAATCTGTGTCACTTGTTATCTTTTTAGCAATATCAGGGATTAAGAAAAGGTAAACAATATTGTCATCATCTAAATACTGATCATCTTTAGTATTATATGCATCTATAAAAGAAAAGTAATCATACTTGCTTAAATAGTAAATGTAATTATTAGGGTTAGCCAATACAAAAGAATTACTTTGATATGGGGCTATTAGTCTGGTAAATGCAGGATCTTCACTATCTGAACCAAACATTGGATTTCTTACAATGTTTAATGATAGGACTTCATTAAGATCTACGTCGTTACCTTGTGGATCGGTACCAGGTTCTTTAAACTTAAGACCTAAATTTTTACCTCCAATGTTACCAGCAGTACCTCTTGTCTTTATATATGTTACCTTAATTATTGAACCTAATGCAGGCGGTTGACCAAATTGATTATTACCAAAGAAAACAGTTAAGCCACCGTTTACACTAGTTTTAACCATAGCAGCTTCTTCACCGTTATTCATATCATAAAGAGAATCTACCTTTTTCCATTTTTTACCATCTACATAAACCTCAACCATGTATTGATCAGTAGGCTCCTTTGTGGTTAAGTTATAACTCTGTAATGCCAATCCGGTACCAGTAAAGGTTTGGTCTTCTAGTTCTCCTTGTATTAGCTGAACATTAGTAAACTGCCGAGTGGTCTTTTCTAATCTAATATAATCACTGTCAAATTTTATAAAATAAGAAAGGCCATTCTGAGAAATTTCAAGAGGAGCCATATTTAATATCTGTACATAATCTCCTTCTACGAGGGTTGATGCCGAGGTGTTTAGTCTTAAACCAATTATTCCTTGTGCAGATATCCCTCTCGTAGGATCGTGACCAGTTAACCTAGAAAGACCATAGATTGATTCAATGTTACGTGCTCTTGATATATTAAGCTCTGTTGCAACAGCTTCAATGTAAAACATTATAAGCTCGCCTAAGTTAGCAACTACAGTAAGTATCTGACCAAACGGGGACGCAGGCGTAAACACTTCACCGGCCTGGTCGTATTGTCTTTGGAGATATTCAAATGCGTCATAGAATAACTCCGTTGCTTTTATTCTTGTTTTACTGAAGAATGACATTCACTATCATATTTTTAAAATAGAGCACCAATTACTCTTTGTTCATTAATGTAAATATCTACTAAAGCACCATTTCTTTCAACCGTGCTATAGAACTGTACTCTAGTATCTACTCCAAAACTTCCATCGCTACTGTTTAAGCAATAGGTTTGGATCTGTGTATTGATTCGTTGAGCAATAACAGATTCATTTAGCACTAAAGAAAAGATAAGATCATCAAGATTACACCCTACATTAGGGGCTCCTAATACATCACCTCTCCTAGTAAATAATACATTCTCTATTTTAAGGATAAGTTGCTGTAGCTTATCAGTCACTTCGATAATGTCATCATTATACTTAGGTGCATCTATGTCTCTACTATAAATTTCCTTAATCATGGAGAATATTCTTTTATTATATATTCTCTACATTTTTTGAGGGTCTTAGATTATATTAACCGGTGAAGAAGTAGTCAACACCTTCGTCGCCTTTAATCTCTTCAACAATCCTATCAATCTCTTCACGCCCCTCTCCAGCTATTAAATCGTAGTTTATAGTAATATTACCAGGTAGGTTAAATTGGAAAGTTCCTAGTATTCTAGATAGCTGTATTTTGGCCATACCGATACAGTAACGGATAAAGGCTTCATCTTGAAATAAATTACAATCAGGAATAGTATTGTAAACCTGGAAAACACAAGCTCCTCGATCCGGTAATTTTCCCATAAATCTAAGCTTCTTTGTTAACCTATTATAGTTATAGGAAATCTGAGCCTGTAAAACCTGTCTAGCATTATCAATAAACTTAGAATTAATTACATAATACATAAGTTCTTCCGAACCGATACCAGCACCATAGACATCAGAGTATATAAATTTATCTAATGCAAAATCTGGGTCCATACCAGAAAAAGAATAATCCCCAAAGCCGCCATCTTCACCAGAAAAACCGTTCAATTCAAAAACATTATTAACTGCCCATATAGTATCTGGCATTTTAACCACACCTCTTGAGTTATTTACATCTGCTTCTGATAAAGTATTACCTCCACTATTATGGCTGATTCCTTGTCTAAAATCCTTTTCGGCCCAAGCAGATGCAGGTAAAGCAATAAACATTTCTTCTACACTATCTTCATAGATTTTATAAAAGTAATCCTTTGCCCTATCTATAATTCTAGCCAATTCTTTTTTAGGAACTGTAAAAGGTATTTGACAACCTACAGTTAAGTCATCATTAATCTGTTTGATCAAAGCATCTAAACATTCAGCCGCATCCGGGTTACACCAACTTTTGTTTGCCATCTTTATTTAATTTTTTCTATCTCTATTACTTCAGTATCTTTACTGAATCTTGCAAAATTTGTAGCTCTACCTTGTCTAAATATGCCACCTACCATCTCACCGCTAAATACACCTCTTTTACCAAAGACGTAACTATCTTCACATACTACATTTTTGCTAACATAAGATTCCTCAATTTTACAATCCTCAACTACAGTAGCTCCAAATAAGTTAGATTCAAATACTGAGCTATTTTTAATGTCACATCCAAAGATATCACAGTTAATTATATTACCTTGAATAACAGAATCTACAATATCAATTCCTTTAACTTCAAAGCATCTCATAAGCTTGGCATCCTTAATTTGTATTCTACCACTATCGGCGTCATAATTAATTAAACCTTCTTTCATATCGGCTTTAGTTAATAGCTCAAATATCTTTTCTCTTATGCGAGGATAAAACATTTCCACTATTTGGTCTTCTGTTTTAAGATCAATCATTAAATGAATATCTGGGAACTTTTCCTTGAATGCCTTATATGTCTTATAGGACTCTATTACATGTCTGTGTTTTTCTAATACAGAATCCAAAAGCTTCAAATCATCTTCAGTGTAATTAGGATTAACAAGAGTTTCATAGAGTGAGGTAATAAAATGCTCGGTCATTGAAAGTATAGTGGAATACTTCTTTTCATAATCCTTTCCACCTAAATACCTAAACTCAATATACCCTTTAGGTATCTTAGTAAAGTTTATACCATAATACTTGTCATTAACAAATGCGTAATTTCTCCAAATGTTTTTACCTGGTGATGACTGTGTCATTCCACTTAAAGGTACAATAAACTTTATTGACTTTGCATAAACAGAATCCTTTCTATTAGGAAAGGCTTCATAAACACGGTCTTCATCAAAATTAAGAACAAATTTACCAATATCTAATTTAGACATATTGGTAATAGGTCCTAATTTTTTACCGTCAAACGCAAGATTGACATGGATAGAACACCTTTCATTAGTAGTACCGTTTTCTCTTATCCACTTTAATGTTTTGGCCATTATTAATTTTGCCTCAACAAAAGGTAAAGGCCCTGTGACCAATTCAATCATCCCTGTACCACCAGAGTTATCCGGCTCCATTTTAAAGACATCCTCGGTTGGAGCAAAATCACTATGGGCTTTTTCCTCTATTCTAATTTTCTTATTAAGAGTTCTAGAAAGACTCTCTTTGGCTGAATCTATACTTTCATTTGCAAAAAATTCAAATTCAAATCCAACCTTAGAGGAATGAATAGCATTAAGTTCTTCGTTAGAATACATATTTATCCTGATTTGTTTATATATTCCAAACCAGGATAAAGGTTATACTAAGTTCATTGTAATCTTACGATCTGCTGTATTGATACTTTGGATCTTAACTTGAAGCATGTCTCCTTTAGTAACTTCAGTATCTTTAAGTTTGGTTTTATGTATAAGTCCACTAATACCTTTTTCCAATTCAACAAATGCGCCGTACTTAGTAACCTTGGTAACTTTACCTTCAGTAACCATCATTGGTTTATACTTTTCTTCAGCACCGTCCCATAGATCAACCTTAGGACCTTGTTGACTTAAAATGATTTTCTTTTCTGAAATAATTTCTTTAGTCCAAAAACTAATTTCATCACCCGGTTTAATTTCACGGTTTTCAAATTTGGCTAAAGTCTCTTCATCTATTTCATTTTTAGGAATTAATCCAGTGAGGCATTCATTAAATTCAGCAAAGATACCAAATTTAGTGGTACCTGTGACAAAGCCGGTAATATGATCTTTGATATTTTCTCTTAACGACTCAACAGTGGAAGGTATCATAGTTCTTAAATATTCTCTATGAGAAACTACGATAGTTTGTTTTTCGTTTGAATATGTAATAGGCATTACAATAAGCTCTTTACCAACCAATACATTAAAGTCATAAAGCTTATTTAATCCACCTAAGGATCCTGGCATAAAACATTGGATTCCACCAACTTCAACCCAGTAACCACCATGTATTAGTTCTTTGACATAACCAGTAAATCCTACTGTCTTATCTCCTATTGCAGCATAGATTTCATTTCTCTTAACTTCATCTAATGCATCTGCAATTGAAGCATAAAGAACCCCTCTTGATTGTCTCTTTACTTTTATATCAACAGACATCCCAACCTCTAATTGGTCTACGATTTCTTTAGGTTCTTTTGTTAACACACAAACAGCAGTATTCTTCTGTGAAATATCAATAAGTGCTTCAACTTTAGTTTCAACTTCCACATCATCTATGATTTGCTTAATCTTCTTAATGTGGACTATTTCACCTTGTGTTATGTAATTATTTGCTTCTTCTGATTTTTGAAGTCGGACAACTTCCTCATCGGCTAGTTGATACATTTTAATAGCCTCAGCTGTATATGATTCGTTACATAATAGTTTTGTGCCTTTAGGTACCTGTACCTTTACTGTCTTTGTGTCAAATGGATCGTCGCTAAGCTGGATCGTGATTTCTTGTTCAATCATTTATTTTTTATTAAAGCGTGATTATAGATTATATATTACTCTGTTGACTTATAATAGTTATACACCTAAGTATTCTAATTGTTTAAACAATGATAGCAGGTGGTGATGGTGCTGTTGTGGCACCGGCTTGAGCAGCAGGGCTACCTGCAGTAGCAACGGCTTGTCCTGGTGGTATAGTAATTGTTTGAGATCTTATATATGCATCAATAGCAGGTGTAGCTAATTTAGCAAACACAACAGATGAAGAAGTAACTGCTGCTGTTAGGTTAGCCGCGCCTGAATCCAAACCTAATGGGTTAGCTTTAATAACAGCAATAAAGTCGGTTAATGCTGCTGCATATGCTGCAGTCAATGCGGTTTCTAAAGTTGGGGGTACTAATGCCATAATGTATTGTTTATCAGTTTATATATTAGTCAGTAGTATTCTTCTTGCTATATGCAGGTTCAGGTGACGGTACCATGGGAGGACTAGTTGGAGCACCTAAATTACCAACGTGAGTATGACTATCAACCCAAGCTCTAAAAGTATCACCTTTAATAACAGACTCGGCAGCGGCTTCACCTAACTTGATTCTAGGTGAATTAACATGTGTTTCACCAGACGCATTAATCTTAGCATCAATACAATTAACAACAGTATTCGTATCTGCATTAATTACAGTATCTGCTCCACTATTAATTGTAAATTGAGCTGAATGTGTAAATGTAATATTACCGTCATTAAGCATTACGATAGAGTCACCGTTTGCATTAATAATCTCAACCGAGTTATCGGGTTTAATGTTAACTGTAGTTGGACCTTCTGTGGTTGTATAATCCATCATCAGTCCCTTTTCCTCAGTAAAGAAAACCTTTATATGTTCACCTTCTCTTTCATTTGTTACCTCAGGGTTCCCAGATTGTAGGTCAGCAGTTAAACCAAATGCTGTATCATATATTAATACATGGGAGTTAGGATAAGCGGCCTCTATCTCCGCCTTCGTCTCATCAGAAGGGTATAGGGACTCATGATACACGGGTGAATAGTAATTACCGTTATCAAAAGTTACCCTTAATATGGTGCCGAGTTTAGGTACCGAAAATGTACCACTTCCTGAATTACTTCCACCTGAAGATGCAACTGATGGCCTAGCCCACGGCAAAGAAGCAGTTGGCATAATGTAAGCGCTCTGTGGATCTTCTGGGTCTTGGCGTTGATCCATTTTACCGAAGACTCTAATCTTAATCCTCCCTTCAAATAGATCATCGTTAGTATCCTCAACGATACCAACCCAATTGCTCCCTTTAAGATTATCAGCTTTTAAATCCCTTGTGGTTAATTTACCCATATGTTATCCAAATATATTAGTTGAATTGAGCGGTGGTCCAGAAGGCTGTGGTGAAAATAATGTTGTTGAATTTAATCCTCCTGTAAATGAAGGGGTTTGTCCAGCAAAAATATTATCATCAATACTTTGGTTAATACCTTGCGCAGATTGACCAGCAAAAGCTTGTATTGCGGCACCATTCAATGAATTAATTAAACCTTGCGGATTACTAACAGTATTAACTAAATCATTTCTTAGACCAAAGACATTACCTAAAGCTAGCCCTTGTGTAAATGAATTAACCGTTCTCTCTGCAAAATTCTTAAATCCTTTAACCGCATTATCCTTAAGGTTTTCAAATTTAGATTCCGCTAATCCACCTAATGATTGCTTCTCTAATAGTTTATTCTTAGTACTTATTTGACCATCTAAAGTTTTAGGTTGAAGATTTGCAGTATCTTTTAATGCAGAGTCATAACCAGAGAACTGGGATTCTACTTCAACATTACCATAAGACCATTTCATTGAAGATGTAGCAAAAGCAGCACCTCCTCCACTAACATTAGTAACATTTGCAAATACAGTACCGCTTGCAGTGGCATCCCATTTACATTCTGTAAACTTAAATGTTATCATTGATGTATTTTCATTTACAAATTTAGTTAAGTCATTCTCTGGTGAATTAGGATTACCTGCAGTAGCAGCTTTTCTAACTTTATGAAATTTTCTAATCTCTAATACATCTACATAAACATTAAAATACATTAAGTTTATCGGCAATACCGTTCTTCTATATTTAACATCATAACATGCAGCTTTATATAGACTAAAGAGAGCAGACATTTTTAAATCTATAGCCTCAAGTAAACCTACAGTAATACCTTCTCCATCGGCAGACCCAACAAAGGGTGTCATTGTAACTGTCTTATTCCACGCTTCAGTAATACCTTCTATTGTTTGGAAGTAATAAGGTCTCTTCTTTTCAATTTCTCTCATACCTTGAATAAATCCTCTAAGATAGGTTGCTCTAGTAGTTTCACCAACCGTTTCTAAATACCCAACAGCTGATTCGCCATTAGGAGTATTAATTTGTCCTGCTTCTGGTGCACCACCTGAACCAGCAGTATTAGGTACCGATGGGCTACCTTCTTCAGCACCGTTGAATAATGGGCTATGTGCATCAAATCTTATATTAAAACCTAAGTATGTTGGATCATCTAAAGTAGTAACACCATTACCTCCACCCTGTGCATTAGTTGCAGGAGTAACAAAAGTTTTGGCAAAATCATAAGAACTAGGAAATTGGCCAGTAATGTTACCTAACCTATCGGCATTAAGGTAATCCTGCGGTACTCCCTGTGGATTCAATGGGTTATATAACTCTAATGTAGGCATATAAGATTTATTTTATTTATTCATTAAGTAGATGGAACCACTTCTCTTCTACGTAAATGTAATCTCTGTCTAAGACCACCTGGTTTTGTAAGTATATACTCAATCCCTGTTATAACATAAAAGCCTGTAAGATATTCATTAATAATTCCGTTTTGGCTAGTCTTATCACTTGCTACATTATCAGGTGATTCCTTTCTTCTTTGTGAATCATTAGGTACATCCTCGTCATTCTCTGGGGCAGTAAGAGTACTTTTAACATTTGAAGCAAACTCTAAGATTTGACAATAAATTCTACTATACCTTAACATAGCAGGATTGATTGTATCTAACTCTAAGACCATTCCAAATTTATTCATTTCTGCTAAGTTTTGAAAATTTAAGATAGATGCATAGTAATAGTTTCCATGAACATTATCACCCTGTGTTCCTAAATACTTAAACTTAACTTGATCATTTCTTGGTCCTTCTACTTCACCATTAATAACTCTGCCTTTTGTTGCAGGTATCATACCGGGTGTATCGTTTGTTAGCGGATCAACAAATTCACTAACAAATTCCTTTGCTTCTAAATCCCAATACTGTGTATATCTTTTATAGCCATTATTTTTACTAATCTGACCGCTCTTATTTACCTGCTGATATTTTGAAATGTATCTAGCGGTTCCTTGAAACTGTATCATATTACTAAGCATATTAGGAAATTCATAATCGCTTTCAGCTTCATCACCACTTCCCATCGTATCCATTGCATTTTGGCTAAACATTTGACTGGTTTCTAAATCATCTTCTTGACCAAACAACTTATTAGCATTAACAAAGGTTAAGTAATAGTAAGGATCAATATATGCTGTAAAGAAAGAATCATCATTAAGATATGAATTAGATGTAATATCTTGTATGAAAGTTTCAGCAGTATCATATGGGTTTGTCCAGGTTTGTTGATCTGCAGTATCTTCTTCATTTGATGCAAAACCTAATTGTAATTCTTCTGCTACAGAAAGTAAAGAATTCCAACTAGTGTTATCTTGAAACTGAACCTTCTCTGTAAATAGGTTAGGTACATGCATTCTACCTTCAATCATTAATTGTGAAGCTGTATTCGTAGATCCTCCACCACCTAATGGCTTAATATCTTCAACCGTAAAATCAATTCTTATTGGTTTAAATGTGGTTTCATTACCCTGTGATCTAATGTATACCTGAATAATATCACCATCCTTTGGATAATACCTTGCAGTAAACATACCGTCCCTATCATAAAAAGAAAATCTACATGTAGGATAAAAACCAGTACAGCTAAGCTCAAACATTTCCAATCTATCCCCCTGTACATCATAACCATTTACTCTAATGATAGGTATCATTGAAGTAAACTTTGTAGGTTTTTCTTTCATTGATGTTCCTTGTGAGTTTTCAGTACCACTTTCTACATCAATAACTTCTAATTCATCAAGTTCTATTGTCGGTTCTATGACCGTTAATATGTTTCTTTCTACCGCTGACATATTAGTTTGCTTTAGTGTTTCTACTGTTTAGGTTAGTTCCTAACTTAATCTTACCGCCTTCATACTGTTTGGTTTCTTGACCAGGCTGTAACATATTAGGAGGCATAGGTTGTTTAACACCAGCTTTACTAGTCTTTGCTTTTTCAATAAGTCTCTGCATTCTTCCTTGATCCTTTTCGCTCTGTCTACCTGTATCAATATAAGCTTCTTGTGTTGAATTAGGTCTGGATGCAGGATTAGGTCTAGAGTAAACAAGATCTTGTCTAGATAAATTAGGTATGACAAGAATATCACCTTCGGCAATAGTAAAAGGGTTAAAGATATTGTTAACTACACAAATAGCATCTATGAATTCACCGCCACCAAAATAGAGTTCCGATATCTTATCAATTCTACCTACTTGGTCAATCTGTACATAATGCAATGCCTTAACACCTAAGTCTGCGTTATATGTAAATGACGGTGCAGTTAGGTCATAATAAAACTCACCAGTTCTTTCCTCTGTCAATTTATTCTTTAATGCTAACGATTTAATATTCATATTACGAGTCTATCATCATACTAACCAGATTAGAAGTATATGCAGCATCATCATCGGTGAAAATGTTTGCATTTGATTGCTTCTTAATGTTAGATATTTTATCATTTTTTATATCAGCAGCTTGATTCCCTTGTGTAGGGGATAAGCTAACGTTACCAGCCTTAACCGATCCGTATGTTGCTACATCTTGTCCTGCTAGGTTAAGAATATCTTCTTCGCCTGCAGCAGATGCATATATTCTACCACGCCCAGCATTAAACATATTTTCTATATCACCTTTATCTCTAGGCTTACCGTGTTTAAGGGTTACTTCAAATTTAACCTCCATCGGAAAATCATCATATCCTAAACCATGTCCTAGAGTCATAGTAGCATTATCACAGAACATATTACCCATCATGACAATTGGATTAAGAGGATTTCCCACAGTTACATGCCAATCGCCAGTAGGCTCTCCGCTTACAAAGGTTTTAGTAGCTTGTGTACCTGAAACAGCTCCTACATTTTCACTTAAGAATCCACCTAACATGTTACCTAATAATGTTTTACCAACTTTAAGTAAACCATCTAATCCATTTTCTAAATTAAATTCACCGGTACCTCCACCGAATACATTTTTAAAACCAGTCTCCACATCAGTAACAACACTTCCAATATAACCGCTAAAGTCACCTTGCTTAAGTTTATTAATATCACCAAACTGACTGGCAACGGCACCTGCACTACCATAGTACCTTTGGCCACCACCAAAGAATTGACCGTTATTATAAGTCATGGTTAACATATTACTTATAATATCAATCATTGCAATTTTAGGATTAACATAGTTAAGAGATTTGAGCTCATATTCAAAATTAAGCTTCATATCTTGACTAAAGTTTAAACCTCTATCCCTAATATTAGTTTTATTAACAACATTAACAGGACCTATTACAAAGTTAGCATAAGTAGTTCCTAGCTGATCACCGGTACTATTTAACTGACTTGCAAATTTTTGTCTTGAACTAATTCCTTTGAACGCATCAGCGGTTGCTCTACCAATACCTCCCATCTTACTATAAAAAGGCTGCTGTGTATATCCACCATCACCACTGTCTACGGATTCCATCTCATTGGTGATTTCTTTATAGGTTAAACCATAAGACATGGTTAAGAGGTCTTCTAATTTATTACCAGCCTTTTCTCCCATATAAGTAACTGCAGTTACACCTGCTGTTTGCGTTGCATCAACTGCCTCAGAGGTAGTAGCGGTATTGCCATCTTTTGAACCTGGTGTTTTACTTAGGTCAAAAATATTGTCTTCTACAGGAACTGGGAATCTTCTTAGCGTAACTAAATGATTTACAGGAATCTGCTTATAGTATTTATTGTATAAAAAGTCCTGTGGCTTATATGATATTCTTGGATAGTTTTCATTATAGAATTCCATCATCTTTGCAATGGATATATTCTTTGCATCAGTTCCACCCATTAATGAATTATTGGGGCTATCAAAAAAGTCTTTACTAACATCACCGGTTAAACCACCATACATACCTCTGAAATTAAATAGAGCAAACCTATTAAATATAGATCTAGGTATTTCAATGTTTTGCATACCCTCAGAAACACCAAACTGGTCAGGGAGTGCCCTACCTGAAAAAAACGTCTTAGCAGTTTCTAGCTCTATTTCATGAGCCATGCCAACAGACTCCCCACCATAAACTCCTAATCTAACCGCACTGGGCGAATTAGGGTTAGGTGGAGTATTTGCATTTACACTACTATTACTTAAAGTTTCGGTCTTGTATGATGACATATAGGGAGACTATTTTTTGTATATATTCAGCCTAAGCTGTTTAGATACTTATCAATGTCAATATCTCCTTTTTGGAATTTATCAGTCCATCCTTTTTTAAACCGTACATCAAATTCTTGTGTACTATCAGTTGATAAAGAACCCTTAAAAAATGGCCTAGCTGAAGTCTCTCTAATTTCTTTAAGATTTTTTGATATGATATAAAACTGAACCTTTTCAAACAGATCCTTTAAATCATTCTTAGTCTTTTTACACATCACAGATTCTACAATTACATAAAATCTTTCACGGTCTTTTTCGTCAAACCGCTCCTCTAAAGATCGTGTATTTGTAAAGTCTTCTTTTTTAAGTGGCATCTTTCTAGCACGGTTATCAAACTCATATTTAAAATTCATATCAAAGAAATACCTTTTTAGATATTTCATGTTATCATACATTTTAATAATGCGAATCTTATAGAGTGGATTAACTGGATCCCATGATGTATCTACAATAAGACCTTTTATTGGCAATAAAATATTAGGCCTACTATGAGATGATAGTAGGCAGTATACAGTTTGACCCTTTGTAAATATGCGGTGTGCTTTCATTCAAATTCTACCACGTTCTCAAATAACTTTGCTGCCCCGTTTACATTGATATCAGGTGAATGATAAATGTTATATTCTATATCTCTATCTGTTAAGGTTTCAACATAATTTTTTACACCTACTACAGTTCTTTCATTAAGATTACCTAATACATAAAACACTGATGTAGTTGTAGTCCTTTCTAAAATAGTCTGTAACTGTTTCATAAGATAGGAAGATACTACTGCATCAGATGGTTCAAATTGGTAAAAGTCGTTTTTAGTTAGCTTATTAAAAATATCCATGTAATTAATACATTCAATATTTCTAGGCACCTTTCCTAAAAAACTTTTAATCCTAACGGCATCTTTAGAATATATGAAATTAAATTCTATCCTTGTTTCCATTCCTTTAGCAAATCAATCTCAGCCTGGAGCTCTCTTATTTTACTCTCTACTTCCTTTTTGTTAGGCTCATAGTGAGTTCCCCAAACCGTATCAAACTGCAGGACATTCTTGTCAAATTTATTACCACACTCTAAACCTAAGTCTTCACAAAGTTCAAAGAAGAATTTCATGATGTACTCATATCTATTTGAGTCTGAATCTGATTCTTCATAAACATCGGTTGAAGTCCACTGTTCTTTACCTCCACCATGATTATCATCAATGACTCTCTTTATGACACCATTTCTAGCTGGTTCTAGAACTATCTTAACCATTGGCCTCCTTTTGGTCTTGTTCTTCACCTTGTGCGGATATAGCGCGATCTACATTAGCTGCATGGATTTCTTTTCCTGCTTTAATGTTTTCACGAACATATTCTGCCCATTCTTTGAGTGATGCTTTTGACTTGGCTTTAAGTATACCTTGATACTTTAACATTTGTCTGCGCTGTCTACGATTTGGAATCTGTGTCATATGATTAATTTTATTATATATTACTATGCTAGTCGGCCTGGTATCTGGACTTAATCAGTTGCTTAATACTTTCAAATAAGCTATCCTTTACTAGATCTTCTGATATTTGATCTTTAATATAAGATTCTAATTCTTCATTAACTTCATCCAAGTCAAATGATGTGCTAATAATTTCATATATAGCTTTTTTAGGTACATCTATTGGAAACGTAAGATTAAGCTTTACACCATCATTCTTTTTCTGTTTATCAAAAAGAGTTCTAATAGGTGATGTTACTTTAGGTTGTGTAGTTACCTTTTCTTTATAAGTCTCGGCAGCTTTAGTTAATGCCGGGTTTGGTGGATTAAAGTCAAGAGGTTCACCATCAATTGGCATTAAGAATTCACTAATAAGAGATGTTGCAATCCTAGAGCCACTTTCAAAAGTAGTCCATTCACCATCATTTCCACTAATGACTTCAACAGTACCTATCTTATCACCCTTTATCCACTGAAGCTGTTCCTTTTCCAAATTATCCATACTATTATCCTTTAGTAATTATTATACTAGGAAAAAGAAAATTGTTTACGATTAAAGAGGGTTGTCTTCAGCCCATAGCTTCCAAACTAAACTCCAAGGCTCAGTACTAGCAATATCTCCAGTACCAGCCCACCCAATAACAAGCCTATCATTAACAGCGCTAGTGATTGTGCCTGGTGTAAATGTTAAAGTATCACACTTATACCAAAGGGCATCATTTTGGTTTGTCCAGTTTCCGGTATTATCTGTCGATCCTATTTGGCTTAATTGGAAATCATTACCACTACTAAACTGACCACATGTCCACTTAAATAAACCTACATAAAGATTAGGTGGATTTGTAGTACCAACATGAGTACCTGTTATTCTTAACTTATAAACAGTACCATCTGCACCAATATCGTTAATTATTGGTATCATATGAGTTCCGTACGATCTACTTAATACTGGCGGAACCCCTGATAGAGAAGGAATTGCATTAGTCCAATCGTATGCACTCCAACCTTCCGCAGCACCACCACCTGATTGGAAACTTATACCACCTGTATACGGAGTTACTCCACTTTTAAAATAAATAGCCCCTTCTGCGATTGGGTTTTCATCTCCATAGGTTGAACCGCCAGATCCTGCAGGACCAGTGGCTCCAATAGGTCCTTGTGGCCCTTGCGGTCCGGTTACACCTGTACCAATTGGCCCTTGTGGCCCTTGAACACCTTGTATACCTTGTGGTCCTTGTGGACCTTGAACACCAGTGGCTCCAGTAGGTCCAGTTGCACCGCTCTTAGCTACACAGTAAATAGTTTCAGTGGAAGTAGTAAATGTTTGGTTAGGTCCGGCTGCATGAGAGACTGTTAAAATAATTGCACCTGGCGAACCTCCAATTGGAGTAATCGCAGTAACATCATATGTATCAGGATTACTTGTTCCTTGGGTAAGAGATACAATATCTCCAGGTAAAGGAAGTTCATTAGTTGATCCTGCTGAATTACTTATAAAGATTTGAGTTACGCCTGATGCCGTAGAACTATTGACCGCAAATGTACCAGCAACAGATCCACCAACCCTAAAGACTGATGATGGAATTACTTCACAACCTGCACTAACTATTTGAGCACCAGCTGCTCCAGTTGGTCCTTGTGGTCCTTGCGGTCCAGTTTCACCTTGTGGTCCCTGTGGTCCAGTTTCACCCTGTGGTCCTTGTGGTCCAGTTTCACCCTGTGGTCCTTGTGGTCCAGTTTCACCTTGTGGTCCTTGTGGTCCTTGTTCTCCCTGCGGTCCTTGAATTCCTCTTGGACCTTGCGGCCCAGCTTCACCTTGTGGTCCTTGTGGCCCTTGAATACCAGTAGCTCCTATTGAACCTTGTGGTCCTTGTGGCCCTTGAACACCAGTAGCTCCAGTTTCACCACCCGGTCCTTGAACACCAGTTGCTCCTATTGAACCTTGTGGTCCTTGAGGTCCTTGAGGTCCTTGAATACCGGTGGCACCAGTTTCACCTATACCGGTAGCACCTATTGATCCTTGAGGTCCTTGAACACCTGTTGCCCCTATAGGTCCTTGAACACCAGTAGCACCTGCACCAGTAGCTCCAACTGGTCCTTGAACACCAGTAGCACCAGTTAATCCATTACCTACAACTTTAGTTAGGTTAAAATTAATATTATGACTCGTTAATGCAGGAGTTCCACTATCAACTTTAAATCTTAAATCAATAACATCACCTGCAGTTAAGTCCACTAAATCAGTAGTTGAAAATGAACCTATACTATTATTAGACATTGAACGACTAGAAACAGTTGATGAAATTGGATTACCGTTTTTATGTACGGCAACCGTTAGCTTGGCATTTGCATTAAGAGAAACTGTATAAGCAGCAGATATTTGATATACTCCACCTTCTCCTGCTGAAATAACCAGTGTATCACCTTGCGGTGGTCCACTAGATGCTACATAAGACATTTGATTTAGTTCACCCTGTATTGCTTCATCCCAGCCTACATAAGAAGTACTTAAGTTAAGAGTATTAGCGCCCTCAGGATCTACTTGGTACATTTCACCATAAGCAATTGATCCGCTTATTACACCAGCAGGCCCAGTAGCACCAGTAGGTCCTTGAGGACCTTGAATACCAGTAGCCCCATCTGCACCAGTAGCACCAATTGAACCAATCCCGGTTGCCCCTATAGGACCCTGTTCACCCTGTGGTCCTTGAACACCTTGAATACCTTGTGGTCCTTGTGGTCCTTGCGGTCCAGTTGCTCCAATTTCACCAACACCAGTAGCACCGGTTAGACCTTGTGGTCCTTGGATACCAGTGGCACCAATTCCTCCAGCACCAGTGGCACCAATTGGTCCTTGCGGTCCTTGCGGTCCAGTTGCTCCAATTCCACCAGCACCAGTGGCCCCAGTTAAACCCGTAGCACCAGTAGCTCCAGTTTCTCCCTTATCACCAGTTACAACAAATGAAACAATTACTTCTTCATCCATAGTAAACGGTGAAGATGCTGTAGATGCAATTGGAACTACGTCTATTTCCCACCATCCGGTATTATCAGTAAGATCACTTATTTGAAATAATATAAATTCTGTTGCATCAGCAGAAGAGCTAATTCTAACATGCCCTTTTGGTATTGATGTTGATGCATCTATTGTTTGTAAGAATGTTGAAATATCTCCACCACCAGTATATGCCGTATCGTTGATAGACATTATAGTAGAGGTATTTTGTGTTGCATTATTTAATGACACATACCCAAACCCAGGATCTGCTACAGATGTAACAGTATTAAAGTCATATGTAAATGAAGCTCCGCCAAAAGTACCATCTGCACCAGTAGCACCAGTAAGACCAGTAGCACCTGGAGGCCCATCAACACCTGGAGGCCCTTGCGGACCATTACCACCTATTTCTCCCTGTGGTCCCTGTGGTCCCTGTGGTCCATCAACACCAGTAGCTCCAGTTTCACCTATGCCAGTAGCACCAATAGGTCCTTGGGGTCCTTGAACACCAGTGGCTCCAGTTGGACCTTGGACACCAGTAGCCCCAAACCCGGTAGCTCCAACTGGCCCAGTAGCACCAGCTGGTCCTTGTGGCCCAGTGGCACCAGTATCTCCAGTTAACCCAGCTGCAGCAGGTGATATGTTTATCCAATTACTTCCATTCCATTGTAAGATATCGGAATTTGATGGTGAAGGTGCATTAACATTAGAAAGCATACTTATAGTAGGAGATCCACTGTTAAGGTTAGCTAAATCTACTTCACTTTCATCAAAATTATAAACTACATTATTATTAACCCCATCTAAATTAGCGGTTAGCGGAGTTCCTGTTGTATTAGTAGCAGTTAATCCTCTAAAAGTTAGTGTAGTGCCGGACATACCAGCAAAAAGATTATTACCACCAACCCCAATATTAGTACCTTGGTTAACTTCACCGCTTGCACCTGTGTTTATAAGCTTTATAGAGTTTGTCGTGGTATCATATTGTAAACTCATACCAGGACCTGCAATTAATCTAAATGTGTCATTAGGTGTTGTTGAAAAAAGAGTCCCATCATCGGTTGTTTGAAAAGACCCTGTTGCTCCAGTATAGTTAAGTACAACTTTACCAAACCCTGGGCTAGCTCCTACTGTAATATCTCCGGATCCAATACCTCCAATGATATCCCATTCATTTTGATCAAATACACCTCTCGTGGTTCTCTTATTAGCTCTCCACCAAACTAAAGCTTCTGATGATACACTTGTACCGCCAGTAGGTTCAATGACCTCTACTGGGTGATATACAATATGACCTTCTTCATAAGTTCTATCGTCAACCCACGGGTTTGCTACTGCTTTAAAATTCTCATCTACTTCACCGTTAAAAAGTTCTCTTTTAACTTCTGTTCTATAGATGATATATTCTTTTAAATTGAATGCCATTTACTTTAGTCTTTTTTTATTTATTCTGGCGGTTCATTAATAATGTTAGCATCATCATAAGGAAATTCTGCTACATTATTATTAGAAGTTAACGCTAATCTTAGTTGGTTGAGATACCATGTACCTTCCGACCAACCAGGCTCGGCATAACACGGTGAATAAATCCCAGTTTTATATATCCTATAAATTTCATTATAGTACTTCCTATAGTCCTGTACTGCTTTATCAATGAAAGCTTTTTGTCTCTTAGTTAAAACTGCTCTTTGTGTATTTCTCTGTAAATCAAAGTCTGAACCTGTAGTAAGTCTAAAGTCACCTGTTAAATCAGAGGCTCTGTATTCTGTAATAAAGTCATACAAATCACTAGCGGCTAAAAATAACTCAATTGAAACTATGTCACCAACAAAACAGTTATCAAAAGGAATGTAATGCTCCTGGTAAAAAGCATTCAATTCCTCTACACTGTTAAAGTCAGTGAATTCTGTTTTTTGACTAGCCTCATCATAAAAGCCTAGTCTAGTCTTTGACATATTGATCCTATTCTTCTTTAAGTAAACAAAAAAGTCTAGGGTTAATTTAAAAGTTAATGCTTCAACGACCAAGAGGACATACTATTTTTTGTATATATTCAGCCCTTTATAGAATGGTAGTCGTTTATAAGTTTAGAAATATTTCCGTGTGTGATGTTGCATCTATCAAAGATTACTAAATGATCCATGTCTCGGTAATCATCAATCCAATATACATGTTTAAATCCAGCATTTACTAGGATCTTTGTACACATCTTACATGGGGAGAGGGTAAGCAGAATGATATAGTTTTCAGGATCATATTCCTTAAACTTAGCAATCATATTTACCTCAGCATGGATAAACCCACTTTCACCAGGTGTGAGAGACTCTTCTTCTGTTCCTGTTACATCATTAATGCCAGCTCCGCTATAAGATCCATTATAACCAAAGCTAGCAATTTTACTAAAGTCTTTTCTTAATGCCATACACCCAACCTTTGTTGTGGATGAATTAGATAAATTCCTAATACTCTTAAGAATATCAGTAAATGCTTCTATCTTTATTTGAAGTCGTCGAATTTTGGTATCCATTTCTGCTTAATTAGAGTGGCGTCCATTTTAATGTCTTTATTCTCTCTTGCCAACCTTTTTGCAATATTGACATTTTCCTTATCATCATCAAAGAAGGTAAAGTTTCTAAAGCCCATTTGGACAAATTTCATAAAGGCTTCTTTTTTCTTTTGGGCAGTAGATCCAGTAAAACCTAGATTAGGATCATTAATAGCAAATATGTAATCTGGGTTAATGTTAATTCCATGATGAGATAAGAAATCATAGATGAGGTCAGCACTATCCCTTGCTGTGATAATACCTACTGGCTTACCTTTTGCTATTGTTCTTTTTAAAATATTGAACACCCATTCAATAATCATACCACCTTTAAGTATATTAGGATTTTGAAAATCAGAAAAATCCATCTTATCATTAGGCCTCTGCTGAAATGTATTGAATTCTTGTGGTGTAAGCTCTGTAGAAAAACCGGTTTTAGGATTATGAACTTTAATCTTGCTCTTAGTTACAACAAGAGTATCATCAACATCAAATATAGTGATGTCTTTATTGTTCATATATCCTTCATATAGTTTCATACAATATATTTATTAGTGCGTAAGTGTTCTCCCACCAGAGGTGAGATATGGTATAGACCGGTTAACAGTCTCTACCATTCTCGTATATGTGTTTCACTACCGGGAAGCGGAGCGAATAACCACCCATCTGATTTTGCGATTCCTCAAAGTATTGAACAGTTACAGTCTTACCGATGAGTTCATCATGGCGAGTAAGATAGTATTCTCGTTGTTCTTTAGAGAACCCAGATCCTACTGATACCCGGTACCCTTTATGTTCAATAATGATATTACTTAGACCTTCCTTTTCAATCTGTTGACCGTTTTCAGTCCATCTCATGGTGCCGTTAGCACATTCCAATACCGTGTATTCAGCATCATGGAATTTCTTAACCTTCAGTAGGTTGTGGCTTCTCTTACCTTCATAACCGATATCCTTACGAACCATGATACCTTCAAACCCAGCCTCTTCGGCTTCTTTGACCATTTCGGTAAACTGTTCTTCGGTAGTCAATTGAACCTGTGGTAAGAATTCCAACATATCAGAGTTAATATTTTCTGGTAGGCGGTCATATCCGTTGCGGAGTCTTTCAGTAAGAGGTGTGGTACCAACCTTATCATCAAATTCATCTAAGGTTAAGTAATCAAATACAAAGAACTTAGGATTTTCAATTTGATGATTCTTCTTTCGGATCTGTTTCATAATTCCTTGGAAGTCTTCATTACCATCTTTATCCACCATACAGATTTCTCCATCTAGGATAAAGTCTCCACCTATCTTAGAAATTTCATCGGCAAGTTTACCTAGAGTTTCAAATTCTTTTCCGTTCCTTGAGAAGAATGTAACTGTGTTCATTTCCTTACGGCAGATACAACGGACACCATCCAATTTTCTAGAACCGTACCATTCTCCACTTTGAAAATCCACTCTGTTTGGGTTGTAGGCATTTGCCAAAGCCACCTTAAAGGTAGGAATAAGTTCTGGGTGGATTGCCTTATTGATAGAGGTAGTGCCACAGCCCATATTCAGATCCCGGTTAAGAATTGAATAAATAACGGTCTCCCATTCTGGCCATTCTTGAATGAAGCGGTTTACATTAGCAATTGCAGAGTGACCAGTACAGACCCGGTTTCTAAGATCGTCTAATAATGTGAAGATACTACCGTAAGTAAAGCGATGTCCTAGAAGATCCGAATTCTTTCTACAGTTCTTTGGGGTAACATTGTACTTATAGTAAGGATTGTAGGTATAGAAGAAAACCTTTTGAAGAAATTCTCTATCCTCATTCTCCTCAGAATTGTCAGCATATTTTTTGAGGGTTGCAATTTTATGATTCCCTGAAGAAGATGATTGCATTTCTTCTAGGAAGGATTGCAGATAATTGAGATTTGTGTATTCAGTCATATTCCGTTTAAATTTGTATATTATAAATATAATACAA